AATCGTACCTTTCAAATTAAAAATGCGATTGACTGGAAAAAGTTTCTTAGCGGGGTAGTGTGATATCAGTAGAAAAAATAAACGAAGTATATATCAGAATAAAAGCTGATGCTGATATTCGTAGAGAATTATCAGATTACTTTTCTTTTCAAGTTCCTGGATACAAGTTTACACCACAGTTTCGTAATCGTGTGTGGGATGGAAAAATAAGACTATATTCGTATGCTACAGGTCAAATGTATGTAGGATTATATCCTTATCTAAAAGACTGGTGTAATAAGAAAAACATACAAATACAAGAAAACAACGAAATTTCGTCTATTTCTACTGTCTCAGCCGCCGAATGCCAGGCGTTAATTGACTCTTATGATATCTCTATCACACCTAGGGACTATCAAATTGAAGCTTTTAAATATGCATTAGAAAATCATAGAGGACTTATATTGTCTCCTACAGCCTCAGGAAAATCTCTTATCTCATATATGTTAGTTAGACATTATCTTAATATCATAAACAACAATATTCTTATTATAGTGCCTACAACATCACTTGTTGAGCAACTTTACAAAGACTTTAAACAGTATGGATTTGACGTAGAAAACAATATTAGTAGAAACTATCATGGATATGAAATAGAGGCAGATAAACGAGTAGTAATATCAACTTGGCAATCATTGTATAAATTACCAAAAACTTTTTTCGCTGACTTTGGTGCTGTAATCGGAGATGAAGCACACTTGTTTAAGGCAGTATCTTTGACTAAAATAATGACCAAGTTGGTTGATTGTAAATATAGAATAGGTATGACAGGAACTTTAGATGATAGTAAGACACATAAGTTGGTATTGCAAGGACTGTTTGGTCATGTAAATAGAGTTGTCTCAACTAAAGAGTTAATAGACAAAAAACAATTATCTAATTTAAAAATAATATGTTTGGTTTTAAAACACTCAGCCGAGGATGCAAAGAGTATTAAGTCAGTTAAATACCATGAAGAAATGGAATTTTTAGCTCAAAATTCTGCTCGTAATAAATACATAAGAAATCTTGCCCTTGCTCTCAACGGAAATACATTATGTCTATTCCAACTAGTTGAAAAACACGGACAAATACTTTTTAATTTAATTAAAGAAAAAGCAGATCCAAAGCGAAAAATATTTTTCGTTTATGGTGGAACAGAAACAAATGATAGAGAACAAATTAGAGCAATTACCGAAAGAGAAGAAGACGCTATTATCGTGGCTTCTTATGGCACCTTCAGTACGGGTATCAATATTCGTAATTTACACAACATTATTTTTAGTAGCCCTAGTAAGAGCCCTATAAGAATACTACAAAGTATAGGTAGAGGTTTAAGAATAGGTGATAATAAAGAAAATGCTACTTTATATGATATATCAGACGACCTAACACACAAAGAGCGTAAGAATTTTACTCTAACACACTTTCAGGAAAGAATAAATATATACAACACGGAGGGATTTGACTATGAAATTCATAGTGTAAATTTAAACAAAGATGGAACAAAAATCTAACAACCCCAATAAATCAACAGTAAAGATATTGCGACTAGTAACTGGTGAGGAGATATGTTGCGAAATACCTGAGCAAAATTTAAAAGGTATTACTTTAATAAAGATAAAAGAACCTATGTTAATTAAATATGTTCCTCATATTACACAAAGAGGAATATCAGACTATATAGCGTTAGTCAAATGGGTAGGATTTACAGATGATAAAATTATACAACTTCCTAAAGATAAAATTATTACAATATGCAACGCAACAAAACCGTTTTCTGATAGATATAAAAAACTATTAATTTCTGTTAATGCTTCAGGTCAACCTTTGCCCGATTTCATGCAAAGAGACCTCAATGATAAAGAATATAACGACCTTGATGTTGAAGATGAATTAGAGAATACTGTTGAGAAATTAAATCAAATTATGAATATGCCAAGTAAAAAGATTCACTAACGTGGGGTAGCTGGTATCCCTGGTATCAACCCACATAGGTAGTATATCAAAAAATACCTACTTGTCAAGCACCTATGATAAAAAAAAGAAACAATATAGCCAAAACTTTATGGGAAAACTTTAGACACAAAGTTGTCAAACCTAAAAAAGGTAAGGGTAGTTTTAAGCGTACAAAAAATAGTAGAAAGCTTGACTTGGATAACAAAATGTAGTACCATATAATTATGAAAAAAACAAAAAAAAGAAGCGAACATTATGTAGATAATAAAGAATTTTTGAAAGCGATGATTGAGTATAAAGATCGTTGCGATAAAGCCTTAAAAAGAAAAAGAAAAAATCCACCTGTAACTAACTATATAGGTGAATGTTTTTTAAAAATTGCAAATCACTTATCTTATAGACCTAACTTTATAAATTATACGTTTAGAGACGATATGATTAGTGATGGTATAGAAAACTGTTTACAATACTTAAACAACTTTAATCCTACAAAATCAAACAATCCTTTTGCTTATTTTACACAAATAATATATTATGCTTTTATAAGGAGAATACAAAAAGAAAAAAAACAAGCAAATATAAAATATAAGATGATAGAACAAGCAAATATTGATGAGTTTGATACATTACCAGGAGACAATAATAGTGAATACAAAAACCAGTTTTTAGAATTTTTAAGAAAAAATAGACCATCGGAAGAACAACCTAAGGCTAGTGAAATAAAAGTAAAAAAAAGAAAAAGAAGAACAAGTAAAAATTCATTAGAAGCATAATATGAAAATAGCATTATTGAACGACACTCATTTTGGTGTTCGTAATGACAGCGAAGCATTTAGAAACTATCAATTAAGATTTTACAATGAAATCTTTTTTCCTTATATGCAACAACACAACATTAATACACTTATTCATTTAGGTGATGTTGTTGATAGAAGAAAATTTATAAACTTTCAAACGGCTTCAATTTTTAGAAAACAATTTTTTAATAGACTTTATGAAGAACAAATTGATACACATATAATTATAGGAAACCACGACACTTATTTTAAAAATACAAATGAAGTAAATGCTATAGAAAATCTTTATACTACATTTGATAAAAAAAATGAACCATGGATTTATACTAAATCAACCGTTGTTGATTTTGATGGCACATCTATTTTATTTGTACCTTGGATATGTGATGATAATAGAGAACACTCAATGGAGATGTTAGCAACTGCAAAAGCTGACTTATGTTTTGGTCATTTAGAAATAAAAGGTATTGAAATGCAAAATGGCGTAATAAATCCTCATGGTAATGAAAAGTCTGATTTTAGTAGATTTGATAGAGTAGTTTCAGGCCATTTTCATAAACATACAGATGATGGTCAAATATTTTATTGCGGTGCTCAGTATGAAATGACATGGTCGGATTATCAGGACCCTAAAGGATTTCATATATTTGATACAGAAACAAGAGAAATTACTAGAATAAAAAATCCTTTAACAATACACAAAAAAATAATTTACAATGACGCTAAAAAAGATTATACAAATTTTGATTTAACCGAATACAATAATCATTATATAAAATTAATTGTTTTAAATAAAACAAAAGATCAAATGTTTGACAAATTTATTGAAAGATTGTATAATGAAATTACAGTACATGACTTAACAATTATAGAGGATTATTCTGATATAAAGGCAAGTGTAAAAGATGATATACTAGAAATGGGTGAAGATACAGTTACCTTTTTAAATAACTATGTAGATCAACTTGACACAAAAGTTGACAAAGAAAAATTAAAACAATATTTAAGATCAATTTATATAGAGGCTAATCAAACGTGATAACATTTAAAACATTAAAATGGAAAAACTTTTTATCAACAGGTAATCAGTTTATAGAAGTAGATTTAAAAAAATCACCATCAACATTAATAATAGGCACAAACGGTTCAGGCAAATCTACACTACTTGACGCTTTATGTTTTTCGTTATTTAATAGACCATTTAGAACAATTAAAAAAGAACAACTTGTAAATACAATAAACAACAACGATTGTGAAATACAAGTTACCTTTTCAGTAGGCAATAAAGAATATAAAATTATAAGAGGAATAAAACCAAACATTTTTGAGATATATTGTGATGATGTTTTAATAAATCAGGATGCTTCAAATATTGATTATCAAAATATGTTAGAACAAAATATTTTAAAATGCAACTATCGTGCTTTTTGTCAAGTTGTTATATTAGGATCATCTTCTTATGAACCTTTTATGCACCTTCGTGCTAGACATAGAAGAGAAGTTGTAGAAGAAATTTTAGACATACGAGTTTTTAGTCATATGGATTTATTATTAAGACAAAAACAAGGTGAATTAAATAAAGCTGTAACCGATGTAAAACACAAATATGAATTAATGAAAGAAAAATATGATTTACAAAAAGATCATTTTGATGAAATACAAAGCAGAGATAATACAGATATAGAAGATAGACGCAATCAACTAAAAGAAAACGAAAAAAATAATTATGAATATAATCAAAAACTACAATTATTAAGTGAAAAAATTATATCTACAAAAGCAGAAATATGGGGTGGTGACAAATATAACAAGAAGGCTAATCAACTTGCTAAGTTAGAAGCAAAGATAGAAACCAACTTATTAAATCATAAAAAAACATTAGAATTTTTTGAACAAAATGATACATGTAATACATGTACACAACCAATAGATCAAAATTTTAAACAAAATAAAATATCAAGCGAACAAAACAAAATATCTGAATTAGAGTCTGGTCTAAAAGATTTATTAGATGAAATATTAAAAACTGAAACTAAAATAAATGAAATGAATATGATATCTGACAAACTTAATAATTTAAATATAGCAACTGCTAAAGTAAATACATCTATTTCAGAAATTAATAGACATTCAAATAGACTAGACATTGAGATACAAAAATTACAAAACGATAAACAAAATACAGATAAAATAGCTGAACAATTAGATCAGATAAAACAAGATTTAATTAATGTAAATTTAGAAAAAGAAAAAGTTATAGATGAAAAAAAATATATAGATATTGCTAGAGAAATATTAAATGACACAGGTGTTAAAGCAAACATAATAAAAAAATACCTACCTATAATGAATAATTTAATCAATAAGTATTTACAATCTATGGACTTCTTTGTAAACTTTCATTTAGATGAGGAGTTTAATGAAACAATAAAAAGTAGATTTAGAGATAACTTTGTATATAACAGTTTTAGCGAAGGTGAAAAATTAAGAATAGACCTTGCACTATTATTTACTTGGAGAACTATTGCAAAAATGAAAAATAGTACAAATACAAATTTA